TATCGCCCAGCGAGGAAACAAACCATTGGTATAAGGAAGGATCCTCCCGGCGTAGTCCGCTCCGGTTATCGGGACAGCGGCGGTTTCCGCAAGAAGCCCGAATAATCTCCGGGCGGTCTGTTCCGGAGTTAATCCGGTTACGGTCCTCCCGGTTGAGAAAGTCTGTTGGGCCGTAAACCCTTCAGCGATTATTCCCTCGATAGACATTTGTATGTCATTCGTTACCGAGCTAATTATTTCACCGGCTCGAAATCGGGCATACACTTTTCCGGGCATATCATCGGGTTGCTGGTCGAATAAATCGACTCCGGCGATTGGGGCATCCCAGTCGAAGGGTTGCCATACGAGCTTGTCTTTGGCTTTCTCGACTTCTCCCGGGTGTACGATTCGTGCGTCAATACCTAGCTTCTGGAGTTCCCGGTTAATGCTTTCACGCACTCTCTTTGCCATAGTTCTAGCTGAATCAGCGTAAACGGCGAAGATAGGGGCCGCTATCCTGTCGGTTTCCCGGGTTAGTTCTTCTTTTAATTGGTCTATTTCCCGGCGCTCATTAACTGTATTAAATAGAAACCGTTGATAGAAGTTCTCCGGGATTTCCTCGATTGTTGTCATAACGGCATCGAATATCCGCTTTTCTTGCGCCGCTAACCTATCTGAATCAGTAGGACGGAACCGGGGAAGGTGATTATCTCCCCGGCGCTTCTGCGTCCATTCAACTCGAACGGTCATTAATCAACTGATTCTTCTTCGTCTGCTGGTAATCCAGCGAGTTCTCGCAAGTAATCGTTGAGGTTGTCGTCCGGCAACATAGCTCCGGAAGCTGTTAGTTTGCTAACGTAATCACCTAGGATTCCAATATCGGGATCCCGGGGAGCGGAGTATTTAAGAAGCGGATAGTTTTCTTCATCTACTCCGTTTAATTTAAGCAACCGGGGAATCGCATAATTATTGAATACGTCCGCTATTCCCCCAAGCCACGCTTCGATCGTATCCATAAAGAGTTCAATCTTCGATACGGAAAGCGCTTGGGTTCCTATCTTTTCGTGGCCGAGCAAAATAAAATCTGCGAGGATGCTCATAGCAATTTTTTGGTCGTATCTGTTAATAATTTGATTCGTGTCAAATTGTCGTTTTCCGCCGCTGGCAAGGAGTTGAATATCGTAGGCTTTCTGACCTGTCTCCGGGTCGTATGCCAAAGGAAATACTAAACCTTCTTGCTCATCACGGCGAATGTTTCTGACTATCCTTTTTATTTCTGTCAGTGCGGCGGTTTCTTGAGAAGTCGCATTATCGGAAAGTAGCTGTGGCGGTACATACGCAACCGGGAGTCCGCAAAGGTCACGCTCGATGCCAATCGCTTCGATAGTCTGTATACGTTTCTGGTAATACCACGAAGTGTAAGCGGAGCGGAGGATTGATCTTCCTCGGGGATTGTTAAGTTTCGTTGTTGTTCTAAATAGGAGAGCTTTCTCGATAGGGATAAATACTGGGCCGGTCCCGGCGATAGGATTCATTTGCGTCATTCCCTCGATACCGCCATTCTTATCGAACTTCCACTGATATACGGTATCTTGCGAACGAACCGGGAGCTTTCGCCAGCCGATTCTCCCATCGTTATGTTTCGAGGAGGAGCCATCATCGGCGTGTCCTTCCCGGCGCTTGTACACGATTTCATTAAAGGAGAAGCCGTAAGTAAGCATTGAGAGGATGTTATTAAGGGTGTCTTGCCACGAAATGCTCATATCGTTTAGGCAGGAAGCGACAAACTCGGCTTCGTCAATAGCGGTCTGGCTATCTTTATCACTAGGCTCGACCGTCCAATCTACGGAGCGGAACAACATTTCAATAGCTTGTAGGATACCGCCGATGACCGGATGGTTCTCCGCCATCTCCCGGTAAATCGCATATCCACGCTTGCCTTGAAGTTGTCGAAGGAAGTCCTCCTCTACTCGTCCGCCGTATTGGACAAGCCCGGAGGATCCTATCTCCATATAATCGGTTGAGGTTGCTCGTGCCTGTTTTTCCATAATTACACCCACTTAGATATTAACTGATTTCCCACGGAGATGCTTGGGTTGTCCCAAAAGGTATTACCGCAGGCGGCGCTTTACTTCCGATCATTAACTCTGTTAAGCCCCAAACCAGCGCATCTAACCTATCTGGGGAGTCGCTTTCCGGTGTCCATGAACACATTTGATCTTCGAGAACCGGGAAAGCTCCTACATGTTTCACCTTCCCTTGTTCGTATAAAGCGGATATTGGTTCAGCCCGGGTACGCTTTCCCCGGGTTGCGTGAACGGTTTTAATCGGTATTTGGCTCTCGACTGTTTGTAATGTATGTCGAACCATATCGCCGCCTTGGTTCGCTTCAACAACGATCCTATCGGCGGAGGAGCGATGATATAAAGCGATTGCGGCGTTCGCCCATTCCACCGGGGAACCCTTTAATGACCTATCATCGAGGACATACCCGGTTCCGTTAGCGTCTACTCCTACCGCTACAATCCCGGTTTCGGCGGAATCCTCCCGGGAAGTAATCGCCGGATCTACTCCAATTACAATTCTTGTTAAGTCAGGGAGATTATTTACCCGGCTCTGTTCGATCATCTCCCGGGTCCATAAGGCTCCTTCAACGTCATCGAGGATTTCTGCGTACAATTCTTGGCGGCCCAGTCGGGTTCCTTCATACCGGGCTTTGACTTCTTCAAGGAAAGTAGTAGCTAGATTCATTTGATTCTCGTATGTGCTTCCCCGGGTGACAATAACATCTTCTCGTTCTACCAAGCTCCGGATTAGCCGGGTTGGTCTAGGTGTAGTTGTCGCTACTACTCGAGGATCGTCACCTATACGCAAACCGAATATGAGCTGATCCCATGCCTCTGGATACCGCCACGCCGCAATTTCATCTGTCCAAGCACAATCATGGTTTGGTCCTCGAAGCCTGTCCGGCTCATCGGCACTGTAAGTGGTTGCTTTCGCTCCGTTCTTGAAGGTTATTCTTCGCTTGCTTGGTTCATACCGGGGACGTTCTCCCGGGGGAAATATGCGCAATAATCCGGATTCTCCTTCGACCATCGTGTCTCGAACGTCAGCGGCGGTAGCCCCTATGAGCGCTATTCTCCCGGCTTCGTTATTAATTACCTTCTGACGTATCCATTCGGCTCCGCTCCGGGTCTTTCCGAACCCTCTCCCGGCGAGGATTAGCCATACACGCCAGTTTCCCGGCGGAGCTAGTTGCTTCTCTCTAGCCCATACCGACCAATCCCACATAGCTTGTTCTTGTTCTTCCGGGGATAAAGTATCGAATACTTCCGGGTCTAGTCGAAGTAACCGGGTTACTACGCTCTCGCCGCTCATTGCATTTGTTTGCATTCTTTACATTTCCTCGCATTTGTTTGCATTTGCCTGCATTTTGCTACATTTGTTTGCATTTCCTAGCTTCCCGGGGTGAGTTCGGCGGTTTCCTCGGGAATGTTTGCCTTGTTTTCGAGTTGTTTTAACCGGGAGCGGAGTAAATCGCCTATATCTGTGCGTAAAGCTCCACCGTCAGCCCCGGCGAGTTCGACCTGTCGAGGAGCGTCTAGACCATTTAGGGCCGAGCGGCGAGCCGATACTCGGAGAGCGCTATTCACGGCGTGGATTACTGTTACCGGGTCACCTTTAGCTCCTTCGATCTGACTTATTGCTGTCCTCCATAGATAGTCGAGTCTCTCATTTTCAAGGATTCTATGCTCCTCTACGGCTTCTCCTCCCCACATTTTAATAGCTTCGGTATACGCCGCCTTGGCTCCGCTTCTCCCGGCGTAGCCTACTCGGTCAGCTATCTGCTGGAAAGATAAACCGATTGAACGCAGACGGACAACTTCCTCGTATTTAGCGAGGACTTCCGGCGTTTTATTGGTTTGTATCTTCGACATTTGTACAGAGCCTAGTGTATTCCCGGTAATTTCTCAAAGATGTACCCGGCGAACTCTCCGACTTGTAGCCATTTAACGTATTCCCGGCGGAGGAGATGGGTTTCTACGTCTACCGGACGTTGTACTCCTACGAGGGAAAGCTCCTTTTCGGCTATTTCGTTAAGGGTTATCCCTCCTATTTGCTTCTGTTTCATGGTCCAGCGGTGTATTGTCGAGCCTAGATATCCTGAAGCGAGCGGTATTTTGTCTACAATTATGATCGCTCCTCCCGGGTTGAGTCGCTTATGTAGCTTATTTAAGAGGGTTTCCCGGCTGTTTACCGGGATAAACATTAATGTTAGGAATAGGACAGCGATATCGAAGTTCTCATATTCGTAGTCGAGAGCGTCCGCTATTAGGAGCTTTCCCGGCGCTTTGTACATTTCTTGCATCTCCCGGGCGCTTTCGATACCTATTAAGTCGATTCGGCGGGTTTCGACTGTTTCGGCTATCGAGCGGCCTATATTCCCGGTTGAGGCTCCTATGTCGTAGATTCTTCCCTTCTCCGGGGCGTAGGCTTTAATTAAGTGTGCGGTTCCGTGTGTCGCTAGATCGTACCAAGGGAGGGTTTCCCGAACGTGTGAGTCAAAGCGTTTAGCGACTTCCGGGTCTTTGAATGTCCAGTTCCCGGGGATCCATGAATCAGGCATTGTCGAGTAATTCCTTTACTTTTCCGGCGAGTTGCGCTGACATGAGAGGAGGGACCGCTCGGCCTATTCGCTCCCAGCGTTGTCGAAAGTTCCCGGTTAGCTTAAAATCATCAGGGAATCCTCCAAGGCGGCGGAGTTCCAGAAGGGTAAATTTCCTTGGTTCGCTCGGGTGTGTTATCCCGGCGGCTCCGGTAGCTCCGGCTGTTTGCGTAATACAAGGGCATGTTTTCTCGGCATTAGCTCGGGTAAGGTTTAGGTATTTATTGCTTGATTCTCCCGGGCGTAGCTTCAGCCATTCATTGTAGATTGCGTAGGGTTCTTCAGGGTTTCTTCCTTGCCGGGAGATATCCGCCGATTCCCACTCGTTTCTGTCTCCCGGGTCTGGATGCCCGGAAGATAACGCTTTATCGAACCAGTCGCCGGGGAGCTTTCCGTATTCTCCCCGGTTCGTTATCCAAGGGCAAGCATCTCGTATCGAGTAGGTATATGGGAGGGGACTCGGCCACATAGGAGCCATATTAAGGTCATTGCGTACTCCGTAGAAGAATAACCTCGTCCGGGTTTGTGGAACTCCTAAATAACGAGCATCGAGAACTTTAGCTTCGACTCGATACCCGCATTCCTTTAATTCTTTAAGGATTAGCTTGAAATATCCCTTTGCGGATCCCTTTACTAACCCGGCGACATTCTCGGCTGTGAAGACTTTAGGCTGTAAACCCTTAAGGATCCGGGCGAACTCGAAGAACAAATCATCTGTTTGTTGGGCCGCTTCCGAGTATTTCTTGACTTTACCCCAGTCTTTTTCCCGGTTTCCGGAAGTCGAGAAGCTACTACACGGCGGAGATCCCTCCAAAACATCTACTTCCCCGGCGGATAACCCGGCGATTTCAAGGATATCTCCCGGCGTGACTTGTCGAATATTGCGTGTATCTACCGGGACTCCCGGGTGATTAAGTTCGTATGTTTCCCGGGCTTCCTTAATAAATTCGTTGGCGTATCTAACTTCAAACCCGGCGATTTCGTAACCCAAGCAGGCTCCGCCGCAACCGCTGAAAGTCGATATCAGGTTATATCCGCTCTGTCCTCGGAGCTTCTCGATCTCTTTCATAGATGGGACTACATACGGTGGTTTCGTCATAGTTTCCCGGCTTTCGCTAATTTGTCGAGTTTATTCATTCCCGGGAGCGGAGACTTTGAACCGGGAGATAGCTCGGATATTACGACTTTGGCGATTATTTCCGATATTCCGTTATCGCCGCTTTGTAAGTTTTGATGCACGTTGCTCGATATCCCTTCGACTTCCGGAAACTCTCTCCTTACGACTTCCTTCTGTCTCGGTTTATTTACTTCATACCAGTCCTTCCCGGCGTACAAATCGAATATGCGCTTATCGAAATATGGGCATATTACATCTATTCCGTACTGCTTCGAGAGAATAGCCCGGCTGATTATCTGATTAACATCAGGCTTATTAAACATTTTGCGGCGATACTCCTGAAACTTCTCTCGAGTCTCACGGTAATGAATATAGGCTTCTTTGCTTAGCGCAAAGTGTCCGTCCGCTCCTATCCCGGTTGCAAGCGTAGATATCTTGACTTCCTGTAGCTTCGCAAAGGTATCTATCCACGGAAACAAACAATCAACGGTTGTTTTCTTAAGTTTGAGATCATAGTTGCTTCCGGGTAATCGAAGAACTCTGATGACTTCCTCTACCCGGCGGAGGACCGGCTCGGGAAGAACCGGGAGAAATACCGGAATAAACTCCAAACCGAACTTTCGAGCGAGTCCCCGAGCGGTTCTAAAGTCTTTCGATTGCCTATCAGCGAGCGTGAAGCTAATCACAGAAACTTCCTTATCGCAGTCAAGGGCCGCTATTAGTATGCTAGCGCTATCTATACCGGAGGAAGTAGCTACGGCGAGCTTATCGGGGAGCGGAGAGATAATATCCTGAAGGATGGGCCGTATTTCAGAACTCATATCCACACTTAGGGCAGGTGTTATTTGTTTCGATATCATCACCGAAACTCGGGAAGTCTCCCGGGTCACCGTCACTAAGGTCATTAATTAAATCATCAAGGTCATCCGTATCGAACCCGGTTCCGATTAAGTCTCCATCCTCTATGGCTATTCCTCGGAGGATATCGAGGAGAGCGTGATCATCGTAACTAGCTAGGTCTGATGTTTTGTTATCGGCGAGGAGAATCTTCCGGGCTTCCTTATCGTCTACATCTACCCAGAACACTGGCACTTCTTCTATCCCGGCGGCGATAGCCGCTTGAAGTCTGTGGTTCCCGGCGAGAACCCGAGAGGAGTTCCGTTGAACAACGAGCGTACCGTAGAAGCCATTCTCTTGTATAGAGGTTACTATCGCTCCGATATCTCCCTGCCGGGGATTATCCGGATGTATCTCTAACTTCTTCACAGATACATATTCAACCGGCGCTTTACTGCGGCCCACCATATTCTCTCCTTTTTCATAGGTTAATCAGGAGCGGAAGAAATATCAATTATTTCCTGTTTAATGTGGTAATACCCGGGTATTCACGTTAATATGAATACATGGAAGCAACGAACAACCAAAGGAGAAATTCCATGAAAGCAATTAATGTAAAGCAAAACATAGTGGCAGTAAAGAACCTCTGCCCAGAGTTCAACGAAAATGATCTTAAGTATCTAACCGTTAAACAAGAGCAAGTTAATAGAAAGAATGAAATCCGAGAGCTACAAGCACAAATTGACATAATACGTGAAACAGCCAGACTAGCATCAAGGCTGATGGAGTACTACCGAGGAGAAGTTGATAGCATCCGAGATCTCGAAGAAGTCCTAACAGAACTTAATGGCGAAGGGTGGAGCGAGTAAGATGGACACCGTAAACGTGGAATGACGCACTTTAATTAACCTTAGAAGAAGCTCTTCACTTCCGTGAGGGGCTTCTTTTAGTTTTCGGAGCCCATATCGGTAATCACTAACCGCAAACCGTTATGTTTAGAATCTACTGGGGCATAGAAAGATATCTGCGTTAAATGCTTACTATTATCGTCAGGGATAACTCCTGCGTCCACGAGTCCATCTATTCCGGCTTTAACCGCAGGATAGCAGGCTCCTATGTCCGCTATTGGTTTGCTCCGGTCGTTAATTAAAGGAACCGCATCCACCTTTATCCGGTCGAGTTTCGGTATGTTCTCCATCTTCGCTAACCAGAAGAAGCGCTCCCGAGTCTCTTTCGTTACCTTCGCTCTCTGCGACCAATGCCAAGTCCTCTCCTTGTTCATCGTCCAAGGTCGTTCGTGATCTTCTAAGTACCAGCGAGCTGGAACTTTGTAGGGTTTAGGATTTACCATTAGCTCCTCCCGGGCGGTGCGGATTTAATTAAGCCCAGCTTCTTCGCTTCGCCAACGTTATCATGTACCCAACGATGACACATACGACAGATAGCAACGGAGTTCTCGACATCTAAGATAGAACCACCGAGGGAGCGGAGGATAGGCTCGTGTAACTCTGTCGAGTATCTCGTACAAACTTCCGGAATCCTAGCTTCGCAGAATTGTCTCTTATCGAGTTCTTCCTTAACGAAAGCCCGGCGCTTTGTATTCGTTTTGGCTCGCTTCTTGCTAACCGGGTTGAGGGAACCGCTCCGCCGCAGAGGTGTTTTCCGTTTGAGCGGAGTTCTTTTCATATCCCGCACATACCTTCACATTCTTGGTCGAACAAGGAGTATTGTCCTAAATCTTCTTCATTGCGGAAATCTATTTGGTCTAAAGGTATGCAAGCCCTATGCAAATACGGAGTTCCATTAATCGTTGCTAATTGCGTCCCGGGGAGTGGATTTTGCATACGCTTTTCAAACTCTACTGCGTCATTAAATGCTTCGATATCTTCATGTTTCATTCGCCGCCATTCTTTATCGCTGTGATAGGGGCAACCGATACAAGCACTTCTTGGTGGTGGCGGATATCCGTGATTTTTAATCCACACCAAACAATCGTGTCGTGTCATCCGCAGATCAATAAGTGGATATTCGTTTGTAATAAATTTAAGTTGATTGTCTTTCATTCTTTGTATTTCGTCAAGCGATATGCCCATTACGTTAGTTATTTCACCATTTTCAGGTTTCCATTTCTCTCCGGGAGCTAGTCCAATAATTTCTCTTTCTTTCTTCTGGACTGGAATTACCTTGTATTCAGTTGTGCATTGTCTCCGGAGTGTCCCGGTTGTTCCATCCTCTCCTTTAGTAAAGACTGGAATTGAAGCGTGTCTTTTCCCAAGTAAAATATCTTGTTTGATATTTCCATAATTCTTGTCGCTTTTTACCTTATGAAATTTGATACCTGCCGCTCGAAGTTTCGGAATTAACCACTCTAAATGCTTGTAAACATCGGGTGGCTCCCAACCAGTATCAGCAAATATTGCATGTTCTATTGGGGCGATTTCTTTATGAATTGCAAGCAACGCAACAGTAGTAGACTGTACGCCAGCTCCTAGAGATAATATACGTGTTGCTTTCATTGCCCTTCAACTCCATAATATGATCTCATGATCGGCCAACAGAAATCTCGGGAACCGTATTGCTCAACATATTCCATATAAAGAGGGAAGTCGCCCGGGGCTACCGTGTCGTGATTCTCGCAGTAGACATCGGAACAGTAACCCTTCTCGATTCCTTCCGCAAGCCACCTATAATAATCTTTCTCAGTTGGTTTCTTTGTTGGTTTTCTCATTGCTAGTTACCCTCTCCAATAGTATTGCATAAGCACGTTCGGCTTGCTGTGGGACTACGCCATTCCCTAGTAGTTCAAGCTTCCGGGTATATGACAAATCAACGCCAGTTACCCAGCGCGGCGGAACTCCCATCATCCATTCGATAAACTCGGGAGAAACTTTAATTGATCCATTCTCGTGGTGATATGTTAAATCCTCTGGGACTCTCCGGTTCAGAACAGCTTCCCATCGTCCGATTGCTGGGCCGTATTCTTTGTATTTTCCCAATCTTCCCGAGCTATCTCCCACATTATTACCGCCGGGAGAACTCTCTTTTTCGCTTGTCTCTCGTAATCCACTTCTGGTGTGTTGTCCTTCGGATCCTTCGCCGTGGGAGTCGGAAGGAGCTTCGTGATAGATCCGTATTCCTGTATGTGGCGCTGGAGATCCTCGACCGATAGTTTGCTCCCATCGTCTAATTGCTGGTTGATATCGTTCAAAAGACGATCCAGAAAGACTAAATCGTTCAGGTTCACTCGTAGGAGTCCTGTTGATCCCGGCTTCCTCCCTGTCCCGGTAGCCATCCCCGATGTCAAACTCCTCCCCTGTCCGGTTGTCGGAGTCGGCAAAAGTTCTAGATGCGCCAAGACTCCCTGCACGTTTACTGTCCCCTTCGCTCCACTCGGTCGTTTGCCATCTCCTGTCCTCCCGGAGTAGTCCGGCGATTTCCTTGCGTCCCGGTTCGTCATCGTTGGTAGCAACGCAAAACCATCGCTCTCGTTTATGTGGGGCTCCGACATCACTCGCTCGAATAACAAGCCACTCCCATCTGATGTAACCGTTTTCGGCCAACGCTTCACAGACTCGTCCCATAGCTTCTCCGTTGTTAGCGGTAAGTATGGCTGAGACATTTTCAAGGAGGAGATATCTTGCTCCAGCAAGCCGGGCAACTTTGCAAACATCCGATATGAGCCATCTTTCATCTTTAATTCCTTTTCTTAAACCGCCTGAACTAACCGGCTGACAAGGAAAGCCTGCGGTGACGATATCGACTTTCTCCGGTTCAAATAGTTGTTGTGATATTTCTGTCAGATCTCCTAAGTTCGGTATGTTCCCGAATCTTTCCTTAATTACTTTGTCGCTCCCGGGGCAGATGTCAGAGAACCAAACCATTTCGGTGTCGAGGATATTTCTTAACCCCAGTTCGATTCCTCCGTAACCGGCACAAAGCGCTCCTACTGACAAACCCAATGTTGCCATCCTCCTGCTCTATGCTCGTAAAGTAGCCATGCTGATGTATTGATATTCGCTATCGGATCGAACGGAGATGCTCCTTCGTAGCCAGCCATTTTTGCTCTCCACGGCCAATAGTTACTTAAATGTTGCATTAACCCGGAAGCGCCGGAAGATTCATTGAAAGCTGAAGGATCTCCGCCGCTTTCGCATTTCATTACTCGGAGGAATTTACTAACGTCTGAAGCTGGTCCTCCATATCTTGCTATCGCTGAAATAACTTCGCTTCGATATCTTTCGACCGCTTCACCATAGTCCCGGTCAGGAACAACATACTCGTGTATAGGAACCATGATATTCCGCTCCATCGCTCGTTGTCTATGCGCTCGGTTAGTCTGCGGCCCGTAAATTCCATCTTGCTCTATACCAAGCCAATATTGTAATAACTCTACAACTTCTGAGTTCTCAAACATTTCGTAACCATAAGCGTATGTCCAATTTTCTACCATACCCCAGTCAACAAAAGGTGGGTAGTTCTTATGATCAGCATTAACTGGTTGCGTTGTAAATATAATCATAAGTGCGGTTAGCCCGGCGATAAGTAAAGCAGAGAACTTCTTAATCATTTAGTTCCTTCCGTCCATTCCCCAACTTCCTCATCGAATACCCATCCATCCTCCGTAACCTTTTTATTACCCAAATTGTTTTTATTTAATGTGTATTTATTTAATGGGGTAACTGTACCATTACCCTCGTGGGGAGTCACTTCGTTAGTGGTAATCATTTGAGTACCCTCCGGAGCGATTAAGTAATATACGGAAGAAGTCTCTCTTCCCTTGTCAAACCTTCGATCTCTACGAATCAGCCCGGCTTGTTCCAATTCCCTTTTCGCCGCCTTCAAAGTATTCAATGCAGTTCCCGAGGGCATCCGTTCCAGTATCGCTTTATTAGACGGCCAACACGAATCATCGTCATAGCAGAACGAAGCGAGCGAGATCCACGTTCGGAGAGCGCTCGGTGATATTTTCTGAGTTAGTATTGAACGAGGAATCACAACGTAATCCCTCGCTCTCCAGCGTTGTTTCTTCAATTTCCTTCTCCGTAATTAAAATGCTTCTTCAGTTTCGTCAGAGTCTAATACGGTATCTGCGGATTTCTCTATGACTTCATCAATAAGGTTGTACACGTGTTCAAGCTGGTCAGAGTTAAGTTGCTCTCTCCGGGGCAAGCGTTGTTCTTTCCAGAGATGTCGAAGGTCAATCTTCTCCTCATGAAGGAGCGAGTCTATTCGTTCAACGAGTTTCGCTTGTTCGTCAACTGATATGTACATCGCATTTCTATCAACTTCCTCCGCCGACACTTCGCCCATTCCGAATAGATCCGCCGCGGCCCGGTTCTTTGCTCTTGTTTCTGCCGTTGCCGGGATATCATGGTTTGCTTTCCTCCCGGCGTTACGTTCAGCGACACTACAAGCTCCCCATCCGTCAGCAAATCTTCCGTTTGGAGCGGTAGCTCTAACAATAAACTCTGCTGATTTAAGGTTTCCGTCATCGTCCCAGAACAAGGATCTGTCCTTGATCTCGAAGGAAACTCCGTAAGCTACAGCGAGCTTCCTCCACGCTGAACGTTTAGGGAATCGCTTTCCCTGTATCGTCTGCCAGTCGTTATCATCTAGGAGCTTTACGCATAGCTCCTGATATTCTGCCATTGATTCAACAATATCTCCTGCGGATCCTTGCGGTCTAACGAGCGCTAGATTCTGCGGAGACACTTCTATTTCCTCTCCCATTTCCTCTCCTTTGCTTTCTTTAATTCTAGTTCAGCCTTGATCGCTCTAATTCGAGCAAGCGCTTCCTGCTTCTCCGTTTCAACATCGGCCCATTGTTTGTAAAGTTCTTTCTTGCTCCCGGGTCCGAAGGGATTATATTCATTGCGCATTCTTGGATCCTTCTCGCTCATGTAATTCTTCGCAAGCTTTCTCGAATCCCTCTAGTAACTCATCTAGGATGGTCCGGTCTGAAATACGTACATCTCTTTGCACTATATCTATTTCATTCACATGCGTGTTTGGATATTCTCCGGATTCCATCGCTATTGAAATCACTAAGGAAGTCTGATACATCCTTGCTCGTACAGTCAGCTGTCCCTTGCGAGACTCGTTGCTGACAGCATATTCTGTCTTATTCCAAATCATTATTCTCTCCTTCTATATATCCCGATTCATATCTCGTAGATATTCCGGTAACGGCAATTCATCTTTCATAGCGGCATCCGAGAACTCGGAAGCGGTGTATTCGATACCCATTCTCTCAAAGTAGATTTCGTAAGTATCCCAACCACGGCTGTTCTTCCCGGGTTTCCAACGAACGTGAATCGGCTCGTACATATCTTGGTCATTTCCTCCGTTTACGCCTATCCCGAACCCTTGAGTCCCGGTTAGGAATGTTGGCTTCTCTCCAACTTCCGGCTGAAACACAACGTAATCTTCCGCTGTCATAACGTTAAATAGGATCCTTGTAAAGTACACCGGATCATCTAATCTGTCGTGACCAACTTCGATAGCTGACATGACAACCTTATCTAGTTCCTGACCGTGCCAGTGGCTATATAAGTAAAGTGGTTGTGTTTCGTCCTGATCTCCCCAAGTAGGTTGATGGACGATTATGTTATTTCTCGCTCCCATAATTTCTCCTTTGTTTAAGCGATTCTAATATGTCGGTAGGACAATTAAACGATCTGTCCCTGCTCGAAGGTTTCCTTAATGAACCATTTCGGGCTAATCCGGTAATACGCTTGCCTGCGTCCATCTTCCGGCTTATCCATTTTCCGGTCGATAGGAATAGCGAACTCCTCGTTGAGCTGACGGACTCGCCGCGGCCCATCTCCTCCGTTAAGGACGTTACGAAGATCATCACCGGATACCCAATCGTATGGCTCCCGGGAGCGGAGGAACTCGAAGATGCGTGTACAGCTTCGATTCATCTCCTCGATGTCTTTAATAGCTTCCTTCTCCAAACCGGGATAATTACCCTCCCGAGTTCGCTGTTCATTATCTGTTTCCAAATATGGACGCTTGCAATGCGGACAACTCTGTCGTGGTGACTTCATTATCTCTCCTTCCTTTAGTAGTAGCTTCCAATAATTAATTTATCAGATACCTGCGCAATTTGTCACACCCTTCGTATATTATGACGATAGGAAGCAATTAATATAAGGAGGAAACTTCCTATGACAATTAATGATGAACACGTATTAGGGTTGCTGAAAGAAGCAACCGATGAGACAAAGCTAATGAAGGAGCTTCAGGATCATATTGCTGTCGCCGGGGAGAACCGGCGGATGATATGGCACGAACTCTGGACGGATGGGTATTTCACGCAGAAAGAGATAGCTCTAGCGTGCGGAGTAACCCGGGGAGTCGTGTACAAAGAAATTAAGCGATACACCGATTTCCTAGAGTCTCAAGTATGAGCGGTGGATTACCAAGTACCGCTCCTCCAGAAGGGATTGATTCTTTAGTGGAGAAGATAACTGTCTTGGCTAATGGTTTAATGGCGAGACATACGGACGGACTTTCTGCGGCGGATATTATGTTTGTCGTTCAGGAAGTATGTAAGAGAGTAAGTCATAGATATGACTTTGAGAATGGAGAGGATCCTTTTTAATGCCTATTGAAACAGATGAAACCGGGAGCTGGCACACGAACTGTGAGCGAGCGGAAGAATTTAAGTCGGGAAACCCGGAGGATTACGAAACGGCTTTGAAGAAGTTAGCAGAGCTTGAAGATATACGTCTCCGAATCAAAGAGTTGCGAGAAATAGAAACAGACCTCTGCGCTGAAGTTTATAAGCTACTTCCAAAGAAAGAGATGGATATCGGAGGAATAGGTCGAGTAACAAAATCGATGGGTTCCTCAAAGAAGTGGGATCACGAAGGTTTATGGTACACGTTATCTGCAAGAGCAAGAGATAAACGAATAACAAAAGTAGATCCCGAAACCGGAGAGATTACCGTCCGAGAATCCGTTGAAGCGGCTACGATGCGAATCTTGAAAGAGTGCTCCTATGTCTCTTACTGGCGAGCCGGGAAGCTGACTGAATATGGAGTTGATAAGGACGAATACTGCGAGACTACTTGGACGAAACCCGGAATAAGAATCCAAGGCATTAAGGGATAAAGCGAAGCGGTAACTGTTATCATTATTGAAGTGGGGATATAAGGGTAGAACCACTTTGAACACCAAGGTAGGAAGTTGCTTCCAAAATCTCCTTACCTATCTTGGGAAGCCCCGAGAGAGCTTTCTCTCGGGGCTTCTTTCTTTTTCCGAGTAAATACCTAAATAATCTGGTAATACCGGGATATAAGAACTAGGTTTGACTTATGGAAGCAATTAATAACAAAGGAGAGAATTCCATGAAAGTAACTAGTATTCGATACTTCAAGACCAACCGTGGTGTTGGTTACGAAGCAAAAACCGCAAACGGAAGTATTCTTAATGACGGTGACGGTGGTCCAACCTATTTCATAGGAGATACGCCAGAAGCAAATAAGAAATATAGAGATCTCAGCGAATTTAAGTTGGAAGAATATATTGATATCTATGAAGGAGTAAATCAATAGCAAGCTCGTCAGCTCCTCCGGTCAGTGTCCGCAAACAGACCGGAGGAGCTTTCGTATTTTTAGCGCTTTCCTCCGTCATAAACGGTTGCGTGTCCTAGCGCTATCATCTCATCGTTCAGGCTCGCTCCGTCAGTATTTAGGATATTCCCAAGGATCCTCCCGAACTTTCCCTTCTTATCTAACTGCGTTTGTATGATTACCGCATCGCAGTTACCTATCCAGTCTTCTACAAATCGCTTTGCTTCGAGTCCCTTCTGCTTCTCTACCAAGTCCCGGGTTCGTGATTCCGGTGCGTTAATACCAGCGAATCTAACCCTTGCTTGTAAATGTAAATCAAACCCAAGGTCGAGAGTTACGTCTATTGTGTCTCCGTCTACTACTCTCTCAACTTTAGCTCTGTAATGATATAGGTTATTCTTACTCATTTCTTCTCCTCCGAAGATGGAGCGGAGTTCATTCTAAACGCCGAATCCAGTTCTTCCATTGTAATTTTTCCATCGTCCGCATAGGCCGCGGCGAGTTTCTGAATAACAGTAGCGGTAGCGGTAAGCCCGGAGAGAAGCGCCGCCTTGTAAACCGGGATGCCACCGATAATACTTGCTCCTCCGATCACCGCCATCGCTTGATACACAAAAGTTGCGGCGATTCTTCCGAATACGCTTCCTACAGTCGCTACTGTCTTATTCATTTATTGTCTTGCCAATGTTCGATAGCAACTCCGATAAGGTGCGCTACTAAAGCAATCGCTGAGATGTATATACCTTTTTGTAGAGTGCTTCCGCTCAGTGTGATTAGCACGAGCAGAGTTCCTCCTATTGTTAAAGATAAAAATAGTATCTCTTTCGATAATCTTTCAAACATATTTATCTGTTCCTTCCTCTCCCTCGAGAGCCCGGTCCGCTTGCTGTTCCGGCTCCGCCGGGAGTAATTCCTGTTGTTGTCGGTGCTGGTCTTATCTGAGTTGCTACTGTTGAAACAACCGCTGTCGCCGCTACGACTGTCCTCCGCTCCTCTACAGTAATGTTTTGACCGGAAGCAACGTAATCATCGAAAGCACCGCTGAATACATTTACTTCTTCCTGAAACTCTTCCTTAACACTGTCGTCCGCTTGTATGAAGATTTCAGGTTTATCCTCAAATAATTCTTCAAGCGCTTCTTCCCCGGCTTCTTCAATGAAATCAGGGTTATCTTCAATAATTTCCTCGAGAACATCGTCCTCCTCGAGTTGCTCAATAAGTTCTTCAAGCGCTCCTTCTTCTTCAAGTAGCTCCTCAATATCAACTTCTTCAAGGTCTAGATCCGGATCATCTTCCCATTCCCCGGTTTCTGGATCGAAGTAGATATCTTCTTCGTTCGGTGGTCCTTCCTCATATTCTTCAAGAAACTCCTCTTCTGGCTCATATTCTTCTTCTCCCGGCCCAACTTCTTCTTCATCTTCCCGGGCTTCTCCCGGCTCTCCCGGGTCTAAATCTTCTTCATCTTCTACCGGAAACTCCTCGATTTCCGGCAATTCATCAATAAATATGTCATCTTCCCCGGCGAAATCGTCAAGTTCTCCCGGGTCTTCTCCCGGGTCTTCTTCCGGGTCAAGTTCGATAATTACCGAATCAAAGTCAAATTCAAAGTCAAACTCGTTTTCTTCAAACCAATCATCTAAGATGTCATTAAGTTCTTCTTCCGTAGGAGGAGCCGGTATAGGAGTTGGAGTTGGCAAAATTACTGGGGTTGGTTCAGGTGAAGGTTCAGGACTCGGTTCAGGTTCTTCCTCTAGTGGTGGACCTTCGATGGGCGTTGGCTCAGGCGTTGGCTGAGGAGTTGGAGTGGGTTCCGGCTGAGGCGTGGGAGTTGGATCAGGTTCAGGTGTGGGTGTCGGAGATGGAGTTGGTTCCGGAGTCTCCTCCTCCTCTGTAATGTCCCACTCTCCTCCGGAGACTTCTAACGTGTATGCCCCAATCGTATCTTCGCTATAAGCGGAAGCGTAGAGAACATAATCGCCTGCATCTAGCGTTACGCTCAAGTATGAATCCCAGCAAAGATTAGTGCCATCGTTATGGGCGGC